ATCGTCGGCAGATTGCCCGCTGACCCACGCCTGCTCGGCCAGTGCGGCCACCGCTGGCAGAACGCGAATAGGTTCGCCATAGCCACGTGCCAGCGCCCACGCCTCGCTCAAGTCGTCGACGCCGACGCCGTTGCGCCGCAACCTAATCAGTCCACGAATCAAGTGCGGCCATGTCCAGCTCAAGGTGGCCAGCGGCTCGAACCAGTCGCTGATCCAGTTCGTAGAGGACGGCATCACGGTTGCCGGTCTCCCGGTCATCGTCTCCGATCAGGTCGACGCCAACACGAAGTTCTGGGGCATCCCTCAGGCCCATGTGGTCCTGGTGGTCCGCAAGGGCACCCGAGTGGAGCGGTTCCCGAACGTCCAGAAGGACGGCCAGTGGGTCCGCGCGGTGTCGCGCCTGGGCATCGGGTTCCTCAACGAGCCCGGTGTCGTTCGCGGGTACGACGTGGCCTGATCTCAGATCGGTTGAGCCACAACTGAATACGCAGTAACGGCCGAGGAGGCCCGGTCTATTCATCGGGTCTCTGCTGCTGCCCAACACCCGCCAAACCGAGGAGCGAGCCCCGGAGGGGCTGGCTTTCGAGCTGGCTCTTCCGGGGCTTTCTTGTGCCTCATAGATACATAGATTACCTATGCATTTCCTATGCTGACGCCCGAAGGCAACCAGCCTGGCTCCCCCGGCGGGATCGTCTCGTCGGTCACGTCGTAGAAGACCTTCTCGATCTCCCGCATATCCACGTACTCCTTCTCGCGGTAGGTGCAGGTACTCGAGTAACTCCCGCTGGTGCATGTGGACCTCGCCGGATTGACGTGTGCGGGAACTGAGATGAGCCTTCCCCGCTGCCAGCTCCCGTCCGGTCGCCTCGGGCCGTCGCAGATGGATCGGACCTGGCTGCCCAGGAATCCCCAGCGGATGTGATCGCAGCCCATGTCGTATTCCTCGGCGTTGGCCGTCGGTGCCGCGAACGACGCGGCGGCGATCAGCAACGGTGCGAGGGTGGACGTGATCTTTATGGTGGATCTCCTTCTCTAGTGGTGTACTGCTGAGCCCGGTCGGGCGCAGTCAAGCAGCGTTTTCTGCAAAAGCCCTGGTCAGAACAGGCGCTGAGATCGATTCTGAGCTACTTTCACGACCCTGCCGGTAGAGGAGGACCGTCAAATGCGTGGCTGCGAGGAGCCAGAGCGGCGGAATGGCCGCGATGACCATTGCGATGAGCCCGCCATGCCATCCATGCGGCGTTAGAGGGCTAGGTGAGCACCGCCCGAGAACGCCGAGTCGTGAAGCACGATCTGCTCGGGCACCGCGCTCGGTGGGATGTCGAACGTCACGTCGGTGTCGATAGAGAGGCCGGGGTTGATCTCCTGCCGCCAACTGTCGTCGCTGATCGTGGAGGACGGCTCGTACGTGTTGCCGTTGACGACCAACTTCTGGTTGTCAGCCCAGTAGGTCCGGGCCTCGTCACCGATGTTCGTCACCCGGAGCTTGACGGTGAGGAACTCTCCCTTGGCCTGTTCCTGGCTGAAGATCAACGTCTTCGAGGCCGACCGCTCCATACCCAGCACCTGGAACTCGAACTTGCCGTCGCGCACCGAGGATCCCGCCGGGGCAACGACAGGACCGGCGGGCTTGGACAGCTTGGCCGTGGTGGTGCTCCTAGGCGAGCTGAGGGTTGCGGCTGTGTTCGACTCCGCGACGGTGGCCTTCTTGTCGCTGTCGGTCCCGCCGCTGGCGATGGCGATCAGGACTACCGCTGCGGCCCCCACGCCTGCGATCCACTTCCAGTTCCACTGCTGCTTGCCCGGCTTCGCGGGTTGGCGAATGCCTGGTGTCGGTGCGCCGAATGGGGCGTAGTTCTCGGTCCACGCTTTGCCGTCGAAGTACCGCTGGCGGCTCGGATCAGATGGATCGGGATACCAGCCCGGTGCACTCATGGATTGATCCTCGTCTTTCGTTTTTTGTATCTACGCAACCATTGCGATCAGCAAAATAGCACCCCCGTAAATGGTGGCTTCGAGGTAGTCCAAGAGCGCGTGATCCGGACCCGAGTGCGGTGCGAGAGGTGTACCAGCACCGTCGAGTACCCCAGGGGGGATTCCCTCCCGGCACCCCTCCCGGCCGGTCGGTTATGCGGGTGCCGAATCTTGCGAGCGATAAACCCCTATTTTTCGAGAGTCAGTAAGTTGAGGAGAAACATGCGTACACCTGCAGGTTTGCAGGCGCAGGGCAAGGCCCTGTGGAAGAAAATCACAGGTGAGTTCGACTTAGAACGCGAGCCAGACAGGCTCGAACTGCTGTTCCAAGCGTGCAAAACGGCCGATCAGATCGCCGAACTGGACGAAGCAGCCGCCGAGGCCCCGCTGACCGTGAGAGGCAGCATGGGCCAGCCGGTCATCTCCCCGTTCATCGCAGAGGCACGCGTTCAGCGTGGCCTGCTCGCCCAACTGCTGGGTCGGATGAACTTCGCAGAGGACGACGACTGATGTCCAGAGCTGGACGCAAGACCAAGCGCCGTACGAGCGCGTCACCCATCAAGACCAGGCCCACGGTCGAACTCTTCCGAGAGTTCTACACGGCACGGCTCGCGGCGTCTGCCGCCGCGTGGAGCGAGCTGATGGGCCAGTCATACCTCCCGAGGGCGGCGAACGCTCCTGACGACCAGATGCCTTACCAACCGCCCGAGCCCGTCGACCACACCTGGACGAAGGACGACGAGCTGGCACGCATGGAGCACCGAAAAGCCTTGGCCGCACCGCCAACAAAACTGATGAGGAAACAACCACATGTCACGTAAGGACCAGAACGCAGGCCTGCGCTCGGAGTGCGGCTCGGGGCCGCGAGCACAGGCCCCGCATGCCTTCTTCCCGCCACCGCTGGGACGACCGAAGTACACCCGCAGAGGCAACCGCTGATGGCACTAGCTACTGCATCTGACGTACAGGCCGTGTCCGGTCGAACGCTGACGACCGAAGAGACCGCGATGGTCGAGCGCCGACTGGCCCAGGTGGAGCGGAAGCTCATCCGCAGGATTCCCGATCTGCTCGAGCAGATCGCAGACGGAGACCTGGACGAGGTCGACGTGATCGACATCGAGGCCGAGGCCGTGCTGAGGCTCATCCGCAACCCCGAGGGCTACGCCTCGGAGTCAGACGGGACGTACTCGTACCAGTTCAACCGCGAGACGGCGAGCGGCAAGCTGGAGATCCTCGCCGAGGAGTGGGAACGCCTCGGCATCAAGCCGAGTCGGATGTTCGCTCTCGCCCCCGGCATCAGGGGGGCCGCGCTATGAGCCTCCTCAACCGAGGGACCGAGACCGTCAAGGTTTTCCAAGAGATCCAGAACCCTGAAATCGACTCAGACGGCAACAGGCGCACCCGTGCGGCCCTCATCGGCACGCTCGTCCGTGCGGTGGTCCAGCCGATTGGCTCGACCGAGAACGCTGACGGCGGGTTCAACACCGAGAGCCGCTACCGGCTCCGATTGATCAACTACCCGAATGTGCTTGGGGCACAGTCGCAGATCGAATGGAAAGGTAAGCGATACTCCATCAGGGTGATGCGATGATCTACAACGGGAGCTGTCGAACGGCTCACGTCGACTATGTCATGACGCGAAAATAAGTTACTTACGCACGGACGGATCCCACGGTCTTATGTACCCGTTCAGATCCTCGCCCTCGAAACTCATTGCCTTGCCACGGCATACGTGATGCGGCCCGAAAGCCTCACCGCTGAAGCCCGCCTCGGGCACGAACACGAAAGCCGGTCTGTCATCAGCCAAACTGGGTGTCGAAATGTCTGTCAGGAGCGTCTCGCCCATCGGGTCGGCATACTCAAGCCTCGGGAGGGACATCACCATGGCGTCGAGTCCGACGCGAGAGACGAGGCCAGGTTTGGTTGGGTCGGCGCGCTCGCTGATGGCACGCTGGACCTTGATCATCAGACGAACCATTCCGTCCCAATTTTGGTCGCGATACAGCCGCGGTCCTAGTTTCGTGATGAGCCGCATGTCCTCGGTCCCGAACGGGTGACCGTCCGTGCGGTGGATGAATGCCACGTCTGCGGCAACATCGCCCGTATACCGATAGGCGCGAATTTCGAAGTCCCGGAAGGCATCCCGGTAGATCTTGACCCCGTCTGCTTCGCTTCTCTCGTAGTTCGAAATGCAGTAACAGACGGACGTGACGCCATCTCCCGGTATATCGGGAAACTTCGCGAATCCGCAGATCGTTACAGTCATGCGTCTGTCCCATTCCCGTGGGAGCTTGTCAACCCGTATGTCCAACGAGGCCTGAAGCATCTCGACTACGGCCGTCACGTCCCCGTCGGCATCTCCGTTGCGGG